TCAGTTCCGCGTTCCGACACCGAACATGCTGTGGGTGTCGGATTTCACCTCTGTCGCCACCTGGAAGGGGTTCGTCTCTGTCGCCTTCGTCATCGACGCCTATGCTCGACGGATCGTAGGCAGGCGGTTCAGCACCTCGGCCCATGCAGGGTTCGTGCTCGATGCCCTGGAACAGGCAGTGCATGATCGCCCTCCGGGAAAGGGCATGGGTCTGGTCCACCAGAGCGACAGGGCTCGCAATACCTGTCCATTCGTTACACTGAGCGCTTGGCGGAAGCCGGGATCGAGCCCTCGGTTGGCAGCGTCGGAGACAGTTGCGACAACGCTCTCGCAGAGACGATCAATGGCTTGTTCAAGGCAGAGGTCATCCACCGCCGAGAGCTTCGAAGCCGTGGAATAGGCAACCCTCGAATGGGTGGACTGGTTCAACAACCGCGGCCTCCTCAAGCCGATCGGGAATATCCCTCCGGCGGAAGCAGAGGCAGACTTCTACGCCGCTCTGGAAACTGAAGACATGGCCGCGTAACCAACCGAAATAAGCCTCCGGCAAACCCGGCGCGGTTCAACCTGTTCGCAGCTTTGCTCATGATGCGCCACCCTGCTCAGCAGCTGCGGCCTCTGGCATCTTCCCGCAGTTCAAAGTTCATGTGTTACCCGATTGGCCTCTTCCACGGTGATATTGCTGAGGTGCAGAGCCACAGCGTGGTAGGCAAACAAAATGTGCACGATTTACCCTTGTCGAACCGCCCGCCCTTGGCTAAACCCCCCAACGGAGCTGTGGCCGAGTGGTCGAAGGCACACCCCTGCTAAGGGTGCAGACGGGGAACCGTCTCGAGGGTTCGAATCCCTTCGGCTCCGCCATTACCTTAAAATTTCTCTTATTTGTCAGCCGCTTGCGAGGCGGTTTGTCAAACTATCTTAGAAGGTTTGACAGTTGATAGTCACCCTTCTTTCTTCCCGAGCGCAAGCATTGCCTGCGCAGCGAGGTCTTTTCGGCCTGCCGCGACCGTGTAACGGGTCACTTCGGCAAGCGACTTATGGCCCGAGATAGCCATAATTTGGTGCGGTGTGCAGCCCGCTTCCGCCAGCCTGCGGCAAGTCGCCTTGCGCAGCCCATGCGGTGACAGCCCATCCGGCAAGCCAGCGTCGCGCACCATGTCGCGGAACCAGTTCGTGAATCCGGGTGGGGTAAAGGGTCGCCCCTGAGCGGTCATTAGGAAACTCAGATTATCGAGGGGCAGCGCGTCGAGAACTGCCCGTAGATCATCATGCAACGGGATATGAACGTCCTGCCCCGTCTTCTGTTGCGTGATCGACAGAATGCCTTTGCGGACATGCTGCCGCCCCATGCGCACCACGTCGCTGCGCCGCTGCCCTGTGTAGAGCAGAAGCATAAGCGCCAGATGCGCGCGGGTGCCCGGCTTGTGGTGTTCTTCAAAGGTGGCAATGTGATCCTCTTCCCATGTGAGAAAGCCCGCCGTCTTGTTCTTCACCTTGCGAACGCCTTGCGTCGGATCGTCACCGCGCCAGCCCAATTCGACAGCGTGACGCATCAGCAGATGCACCATGCGCAGCATATTGTTCGCAGCGGCGGGCGTTGCCGCCTTGTCGCTGACAAGCTTTTGCAGGTGCTTGCGTTCCAGATGGGCGACTCTCTTGTCACCATGTTCTGCCCGGAAGCGTTCGATGATGCCGCGATATGTCGTCTTGGTGGAGTCGCTCAGGCCGGTGAAATCGCTGGTCTTGTAGTAGCTGACCACAAGCGCGGATACACTGCCCGCAATGGTTTGTTTCACGCCGATTTCCAGCTTCTCGCCATTGGCGGCTTTCTCATATGCCGCCATAAATTCAGGCGTCCATGGCAGGCCGGGAAGCGCGCTTCGGGGGAAGCCAGGGCGGCGGTAATACCAGCGGAAGGTGCCGTGACGATCTTCGAAGCCCTGACAGTATCGGGGCGGTTTGCGTAAGAGTTTCATCCTTTCAGTCCCAGTCATTGGTTTCGGGGGCTGAATCGTCACCCGGAAGGGCATCAAACGCCAGATCCAAAGCGCGCACATCCCAGATTGTCCGGGCATACACGCGCTTTGGGCCGGGCATTTCGCCAGATTGCACCATCTTGTCGAAGGTCGAAGGGCTGACTCCGATGTAAGCCGCCGCCTCTCCGCGCGACAGCCCGCGCCGAGTCGGCGGTGCAATCGGTGAAGAGGGGCGAACTTGAGTCTGCATCTGATCAGGCTTGACCGTTCTTTGCAGCTTCAGCCGCAGTAGCCTTCCCAATCTCGGCTTCTGTTGCAGCCCGGGCTGCGTTCAGGTGATCGAACTGCTTGGCCTGCAACGGCGTGGCGTCGAATACCTTGCCACGGGGGATCACCGTATCATCCGGCATGATGATCTGTGTCTTTGCGAACATCTTCGCCATGGTGATGCCCTCCTTAGAAGCCGCTCAGGCGGACATTGACGGAAGCGGTCGAGGCGGCAGCGGTGGCGACAGCCACGCCCAGTTTGGTGTTGTCGGTCGCGGTGCTGGTCGCCAGTTCAGCAGTAACATCCCAATAGACGGCGGCACCGACTACGAAGTTATCGGCAGCCACCTTGGGCAGTTCGAACACGCCCACGGTTGCCACATCGACGGGGGCACCGCTGGCAGCGCCACCCGATGCAATGCCGACAATTGCGCCCGCGATCACCGGGAAGCCGGAAGCGACAGCCGCCGGGGCCGGAATGGTGAGCGTGTCGCCCTTCTGGATATAGTTTTTCATCTCACAAGCCTTTCGAGGTTTGCAGGTAAACAAGGCCCATGCGCTTCTGCGACAGGGCGCGGATTTCCGAGTCGATCGCGGCAATGGCCCGCTCGATCTCGCCTTGCGACCGATAGGTGACTTCCTCACCATTGGAGTCGCGGAAGGTGCGAACGCCCGAGAAGCGGGCATCCTGTAGCTGGTCACGGTATTCCCGCAGTTTGGTGACGCTGGTCATCACGCGCCTGCCGCACGGTAAGCGCCGCGCCAGTCAAGCCAGCCGCAGCCGAAGTCCAGCCATGCGCGATACTTCAGGCCCAGCGTATCCCAAGCCTCCTGTCGCTGGATCTGGACGCCCTGAGCCGCCGACAGATAGCCGTATTGCAGAGAGGCCACGCGGGCGGGATCAGCCAGCAGATACCAGACTGGACCGGCAAGGCGCGGTTCCACGACATGCGACAGCTTGCCCGCGAAAGCGGCTACATCGTCGGTCGTGGTGGCGTAGATCGAGGCCAGCAGCTTTTCGGCGCGGGTTTCGAGTTCCGGCCCGACGATCAGGAATTTCGGTTTGGCGTCGATGATCGTTTTCCCGTCCAGCCCCTTCACGGTGCGCATGTGCTGACGCGCTGCCGACAGTGCGCCTTCGTCCAGTTCAGAGGGCGCGCCCGTGGCGAGGTTGCCACGCGATGCGTGGAAGACGGGATTGCCGTCCGAGAGAACGGAGTTGCCCGACAGCAGGGCCACCATTTCTTCAGCTTCGGTCTGGGCGGCAGCCTGACCCATGGCGGCAGTCATATCGCCCAGCAGGCCCAGATCATCGTCGATCAGCAGCTTCCGGCTGACGTTGATTGCGCGACCGAAGGTTTTCAGCGCCATGCTCTCGCCAGCTTCGGCGCGGCTGGTATGCTTGAATTCGCCGTGTTCGGTCATCTCCTGAAGCCGCCCCATCTCGCCCAGGCGGATCGAGGTGGACTCTTTGAAGTTCGGCAGCGTCCGCTGACGCGCCAGAGCCTTCAGCGGGCTTTCGGCGGCTTGGTATGCCTGAGCGGCGACCTTGCCCATGGCGTTGCTGACAAGCAGCGGGAAATCAGAGGTGCCATGTGCGCGGCTGAACACCTCATCCGCCGACATGCCGCGAACGGAAACGCCGGAACGGGTCAGACAATCGGCGGCAAGATCGCGCATCGACATGTTGACGAATTCGCGGCTGGCCTCGGGCAGATCACCGCCCGCCATGCGGAAGGCCAGAGCATCGGCAGCGCGGGTCTGGATCTGGGCCGGGTCAGTGTGATCGCGGCGGATGCGGATTTGCGGGGCCTGCCGGGTCAGCATCGCTTCCCGTGCGGCTTCGCGCACTTGCTCTTCCGTCACAGCCTCTTCGGCCAAATCGTCGCCCCAAGTGTCGGGCAGATTGCAGGCAGAGCGCAGCGTGTCGATAAGAGCCGCGCGTGTTTCAAAGTCAAAGGGCATTGCGCCACTCCGTTGAATGATTGCGTTTTGGTCGGCAGGCACCGGCACCAGAGAGATTTCAAGCAAGCGCCAGCGCGTTGCCGTCTTCACTCGGGTTCCGTCAGGGTCTCGGGTCTCGCGCCATGCGAGAACTTGGTATCCGGCTGAAACGTGGCGAATGACGCCATCTTTCACGCGCTGGAAAATCGGTTCTATGTCGTCAGCTTGCCCAAGGCGCAGGGTGGCGCTGACGCTGGGGCCGTCGACCACAAGGCCGGATGCGCGCCCGACAGTTTCACGGGCGGCTTGGCGATGATCGGTCAGCAACGGGAAGTCGTCGCTATCGCGGTATTCAAGCCCGATAGGATCGAGGATTTCGAGGTATGGCCCTTTGGCGTCACGCCTCCGCACCGGAGTCGAGGTGGCGACCACAGCCCGGAATTCTCGGCTCTTATCGTCCAGATCGCCCACGCGTGGCATGGCGCGGAAATGGCGTTCGCCTGCCGTGGTATCAATCGGTTTGGGCGCGGTGATGATCGTGGCTTTTGCTGGATTTCCGGTCAGACGGTGAAGCGGTTTGTTCATGCTTTACTGCCCTTTTGTTCAACTGACTGTTGAATGAAGCTGAGGCCCATGGCGGACTCCCGCTGACGATCTGCCGCGATTTCCGCGTCCAGCTTTTCGATGCTGTAGCCAAGGCTTGCCACGGCCTGACGGCGTGACATGAGACCGGCCCCCATCAGGGTTAGTGTGGCTTCCGCATCTTTGGCTGGATCAACCCAAGGTTGGGCTGGCGGGATATGCTCCACTGCAAACAGATCGTCGTTTACATCGAGGCCATGTTCCAGCGCGGCCAGCGTTGCGACACGCCGCCAAACAGGATCGAGGAATGCCGGGACAAGGCATTGAAACTGATAACGCTCGATGCGCTGGCGGAACGAGACCAGAGCGGCCCGCAAGGAACTGTAGTTCGCTTGGTTCAGGTTCCCATCAACGAGATGCACGGGCACCCCCACGCCTGCGGCGATACGCCGGGTAAGGTGCGCCAGAAACTCACCGGCTTGTTGCGATTGCTGCGGCGCGACGGTGGTGACTGTGTAGTTTCCCGGAAGGCGAAGAACCGCGCCCGGTTCAAGTCCCTGGCCATCCTGCAATGGATCATCGCCCGTCAGATCGTTCTGATTGGTCAGGATCACCGACAGCAAGGCGGCAATCTTCGTTTGCGTGATCAACGCATCCTCGGTTGCGTCCAGTTCCGACAATGCCAGCAATACAGGGGCAAGGGCGCTAACGCCTCGCACCTGTCCCGGCCCTGAAGGCTGGAAGATGTGAAGTGCATCTTCGGCGGGCACAAAGATTGGTGGTGCGTATTGCCCGTTCAGGCCATCAGGGCGGGAAGGGTGAATCCAATAGCCCGTTACCCCTGCGTCGTCGTCCAGTTCAACCCCGGCAACCGCCGAGTCTGTGGTTAGATAGGCAATTTGCTCAACAGGCAGATGCAGCAGCTTGGCACCGCGCCATAGCAACATGCTTTCGCCGTCGATCCGCTCAGAGCGAACCGCAGCGGCTTGCAGGCCCCAGAAGTCAGTCCTTCCCGACGCATCGGCGCGCTTGGCCCATTTGGCGAAATAGGAGTCCAGGATCACCCGAACGGCTGGGTCAGGGTGCTGGCTCGTTGGCATTATGCCGGGGCCGATAGCTGCATCCACCCATGCGCCGATTGCGCTGGCGGCGAGACTGTTGTTCTCGGCAGCATGGCGGGCGCGACTGCGGATGCTGGGGCCTGCCGCCACCGTTTCCGCGCCATAACCCGCGAAACGGCTCGCCCCACCGTTGAACCGGCGCGGGCTACCAGATGCCGCATCATAGCGGCGTGTCTGGGCCGGGGCAGTCTGGCGGCGGAAAAGGTCAAGCAGGCCCATGCGGATCAGCCTTTGAGGAAAGGCAGAATTTCCGCGATCAGTGCGGATGCAGGCAGACTGAACCGGGCGATTTCCGCTTTCGGGCCTTTGCCGATCAGGCGAAGAGCATTTTCGGCGTGTTCGCTGCGGGGGTGATCCCAGTCGGGCTTCACGATCACCGAACGGTCAACGCACATGATGACATGGACGGCAAAGGTCTCGCCCGCTGTCACGCGGTCAAGCGCCTCTTCGGCGTATGTCACGCCTTTCAGCATACTGTCTGAAATGCGCTTCTTGCGCTCACCTGAACCACTCAACCAACGCGCTAGAGCGTCAATCGTGGTGCGGGGTAGACCGAATTCAGCGGCGATCTGGGCCAGCCTGATCGTGACAGCGGCGGCGGGATCATAGAGGAATGCCCGCCCGACTTGTTCGGTCGGCGGCAGGAAATGGCGTTGCGTCAGGTTGCGCAGGAATTTGTCAAAGGCAGGGTGATCTTCGTCAGAGATTCCGTCGATACGGGCGAAGCCTGCGGCAATCTCGGCAAGGGTTTTCAAGGTCATGTCGGCTACTCCGTGGCGGTCTTGCCTCTATTACTCTAATATGAGTTGTAAAGTCAACCAGGGTCCACTACAATGACTGCACCAAAGTTCGATTGGCAAGAACGGGCGGGGGCGGTCTACGGATCGGCCCCGCCACCAAGACACTGCCGGGCGGTCTCGTCCTCCACCGAACACCTGGCGGTTGCGCGCGCCCGAGCCGGCTTTTACGGGGGCAGTGGATCGGGGGCCTTGTCGTTTTATATAAGGACAACAGAGGACCGCCCAATGACAGCCAAGATTGATCGCCGCTTTGCAAAACGCTTCCCAGAGCGGCAGTGGTGGCTACGGCCTGCCACGGCAGAGGAACGCCTTGTGCAGTTCCGTGGGCGCTCAGTTGAAGGCTGGCATCCGTGCCTTGTTGTGGGCCGGAATGGCGACAAGTTCATGTCCATGCCGTTCTATGCATCCAGCCGGGAAGTGACAGACATTGACGACGATGATGCTGCAGCAACTGCGGCTAGCGTGGGGAGCGCGCTGCTGGACGGCGCTATGCCCTATGTCGAGATTCGGCGATGACACGCAAACAGCCATTGCGTAGAAGTGCGATTGCCCACATGCTATCAGCGCAGTCTGCCGCGACACGACAAGAATCATCGGAAGACGCAAACTTTTTGAAACAGATCAATTACTAGGAAAAAATGCGTCTAAAAAAATTCCTAATGGCTGGCACCATTGCAACCGCATTAACTGCTTGTGTCGAAACCACTCCGCAAGTTGTCTATGATGAGCATACAAATCAGACGGTTGTATTCTCACGCACTGTTGATGCCTACTCAGGCCTTTTGAACTTCGTAAAGGCCCGGGCTTTCTACAATAGAGATGTTGGATATGGCGTGGAAACGCTAATCTCTAATTACGGCTGGATACACCCTCAAGAGGTATGGAGTTTCGGAAAAAAATTTCCATATAAGAACACTACTACCGATGTTGGAATGTGCGGGGGAGCCGGAGGTTGTATAACAACCGAGAAAGGTCTCTTTGTTCTGACCGAAGCACAGTTCAAACAAGCTGCACAAACGGGCATTGAGTTCAAGATTATCGGGGCAAAAGGCTCATTTGTGGGGAAGATTTCTCCCGATCAGTTCGCTGAAGTTCTGGCGCTGATCGGGAAACAGTGACCTTGAATAAGTGGCGATGGTCGATCCGCCGCCACGTCTACTACTAGAATGTGACGCGCATTGGACCGACTGGGGGCGGCGGCGGCGAAATTTCAGCAAACGAAAACCAATCCTTGTGTTGCGTTTGCTTTGTATCAAGCCACCGGCAAAGCGCTTTATCGCCATTGATTTCAGATACGGTCATCCTCGGGGAAATGCGTCCTTTCGGAACCACAGTATCGCCGACACTGAAATTGCTCACTTTAATCACCCTCCAAGCCATTTGCTTTTAATCACGACAGGCGGACGCTTGGGTGCGGCCTGACTCGCCAGTTCCTCGGCCCGCCTGTCAACACTCTGCCCGATAAGGTTGCGCACGGCCACCGCATACACGCTTGCGTCAAGTGTCTCGGCGCGCTTTCCCTTGATCCGCTCGAACCGGGCTTCCGGCTTGCCCCGCACATAGCGCACCACGCGCCGCTCAGATGCGAATTGCTCATAGAAGATGGGCGGCAGGGCTTCACCAAAGCGGATGCCCTGATTACGCCCAACGCGGGTGAAGAGCGCGGATTTCGCGGCATCGACACCCACAAGCCATAGATGCTGGCCCTTGGTCGCGGAACGCTGGAAAAGCGCGCGTGAGAAGCCCGCAACACCTTTGATCGGCACGACACGCCGCCCGAAACGGGGGCGACAGAAGCCCATGACGGTTTCGAGGTGCCCGCCGTCAGACGAGTCGACCGCGCAAGCGTCAATCCTGATCGTGCCGCCGTTCGGGTGCTGCCAGGTCTCTTTCAGCAGGGAATCCACCTCCTGCCAGACGGTTTCGCCGTCGATTGGCCCCCAGAAAACGCGGTGATCGAGGATCAGCCAATCGGTTTCCGTGTGGCCCATGATGACGATTTCCAGCCGGTCGTCCTGACAGTCGACTCCTGCGGTCAGCCAGAGGATTTCGGGCGGTAGCTTGTCCAAGCTGAAGGGTTCACGCCGGGCGAAAAGTTCGTGTTCGTCGAAATCTTCGCCCTCGACCTTCCACGGCTGGCCCAAAATGGTGTTTGTGAACACTTGCAGCGTCTCGGGCGCGCGCTTTGCCAGCAGAAATTCCGCAGCCAGCTTGCCCCATCGGGCGTTATGGTGCGGGCTGATCAGGCAATTCACGGCAAAGCCCGCATGACCCTTCACCTCGGGCGCAGTCGCCCGCCAGCGGCCTTGTGCGACCATCTGCGGCTTGAACCGCTCTTCCACGACACAGCCCGCGACAGGGCAAACCCAATGGGCGGAATCTGGATCGCCTTCTTTCCATTGGATCGACGCCCAAGTGATTTCACCGAGTTCACCGCATGACGGGCAGCGGCATTCATAAACCCGCTTGTCGCTTTCGGAATATAGGCGCGAAATCGGCCCGAAATCGAACACGGGAGTCGAGCCAGCCAAAATTTTGCGGTCCTGGAATGTAAGGGTTCGCATTTCCGCCAGTTTGATCGGATCGCCTTCTTGGGTGATTTCGTATCCGTCGATTTCATCCATTGCGAGAAGTCGCGCAGTATGGCGGCGCAGGTTGCGGGGCGACTTCGCAGCAAGAAATTTGAGACTGCCGCCCGGAAAGCGCCGCGCCAGCATTGTGCTGCGCCCGGACTCGTCCGCATCGTCAGACATGAGTCCGCGCAGATCGGGCGAGGCTTCGAAGAGGCCTTCCAGTTCAACGCTGAAATCCCTTGCATCGTCGGCAGTGGGTTGCAATGCGATGATCGGAGCGGGGGCGTTTGCCACAAAATGCGCAATCGTGGCGCTGAGCCATTGCGTGTAACCGATCCTTGCTCCTTTCAGAATTGTAATACGTTCGATCTCGGGATTTTCGATTGCCTCGCACCAGCCGCGCTGGAACGGCCAAAGCTGCATTCTGCCTGGCAAGGCTGACGCGCTGGCGGGAATGTAGATCGTGGACTCGATCCAATCGGCAAGGGGCACATTGGCGGGGGGTAGCAGGGCTTTCAGGGCATTGCGGCGGACAATCTCAATTCCCATGGGCTACACCTTCCAAGGCTGTGCGGATCTCGTGGTCTATCGTCGCAATGTCGGTGGCGGTCAGATGCCCCAGCGTTGCGCCACAGCGGGAAGGCACTGCCAGCAGCGCATTGCGCAGATCGCGCAGCAGGGATGCCCATTCACGGGTGACGGCATCGGCGGGCACCAGTTCGCCACGCTCACGGGCGACGCGGGTTTCCTCCTTGTCGGCCTGAGCGCGGGTGAGCCGCAGCTTTTCGGCCCGTAGGTCGTCAGCATCACCGACAGCAGACGGTCGCCCCCCAGAGCGGGAAGCGACAGAGCGCAGATGCTCGATATAGCGCCCAAGGCTTTCGGCCACATCATAGCGCCCGCGTCCGCTGCGAACGAACAAGCCTTCCCGTGCTTTGGTGCGAACTTGCGACAGAGAAAGCCGCATCAGCGCCGCCATGCCTCTTTCGTCCATTTCAATCGGCAGGGGGGCAGGTGTGTTTTCGTGCGCGGTTGTGCCGAGCAAATCGTCGAAATCATCATACATCGCAGGATTCCCGATTCCGAAAAATCTTGTGAAGAGAAATACCATGCGGCTCAGCGGACCCCGCAAGGCGGTGGCGGCGGGAAGGAACCGAGTCACATCTAGTCACATCGGTTCCGGTTAGTTGCCCTATGCACGCGCGCGCATACGCGTGCGTAAGAGCGTTCATGCGGAATGGATGTGACCAGATGTGACTCAATCTGTTCGCTTTGTTTGATTTCAGTGGGTTACGCACTTCTCACCCTCCGTCACTTGGGAGTGTCCAAGGTCGTCGAAATTGTCGCTGTGATCAGGCTGGGGGGCGATGCGCAGGCCCTTCCATCCCCTGCCACGAATACCGGCAGCACGATTGACAGGAACAAAGCCGCGCTCTCGCATCCGCTGCGGGAAGTCACCACGCTTGTTCCCCGGCTCTTCGCCATTCTGGCGCGCATACCATGACCACGAGTCAAACAGGTCTTCGGTCGTGGCGGCATATCGCGCGCCAGTCTCGCACCGATCTCCAATCCAGTTAGTGAAGGTGTCCATTTCGTCTAAGTATTCGGCGGTCGTTTCGCGCATGATCGCGGGCCGGATCAGCCCATTGCGCTGCCAATCCAGACAACCCTGAGTTGCCCATGACAGGATGCCCGAAAACTCTTCACGTAAGGCATCCTTCAGGCCATGGTCAGGCTGGTCGGGCTTCTGGTCAAAGGGCATCACGTTGAAGCGGCGTTTGATCGCGCCATCTACATTTGCGAAGGCTGGCTTGTTGTTCCCGACGACAACCAGCTTCAGTTGTGGCTTAAATTCGAAATCATCCTGCCGCATGAATCGCGCGGTCATGGTATCGCCGCCCGTCAACTGCTTGATACGGTTCTCAGCCCAAGCGCGGCCCGCCTCCGTCTCACTTGCATAGGCCATGCGCGCGCCATGCAAGCGGGCGATTTCGGTGGAATGTCGCCCGTGCTTCTGGGCTGTAATTGTCTCTGTATCAACCGCAGTGGCGTAATCGCCCAGCAGCGCGGCCATGGTGTTGATCGCGGTGGATTTGCCGCTACCGCCGATACCATGCACAAAAAGCAGCGCCTCTTCCCGCGTGTCGCCAGTCAGAGAGTAGCCGAACCACTGTTGCAGGAAGCGGATCGCTTCGGCATCGCCGCCCGTGGCGAAATCGAGGAAGGCCAGCCAGCGGGGGCAATCCCGCAATGCGTCGAACGAATCCAGCGGAATAGGTGCCGCTGCCGTTGTCTTTGTGATCATTTCCTCTTGCCGGGAGTCCCGCAGCGCACCCGTGCGGAGATCAACGGTGCCGCCAGGTGTTCCCAAGAGCCAATGGTCGGAATCCCATGCGTCAGCCGTGGCGGCGAATGCGCGATCAGCTTGGGCAAATCGTTCAACGGCAGATGCAAAGGCAGCTTTTGCAAGGTTTTTCGCATCCTTGGACAACGGATCAGCGGCGGCGCGCTGGCGCGCCGTCTCACGCGCCCAGTTGAAGGCAAGGCGCGTCTCTTCCTTCCGCCAGTGGGTGCCCGTCCAAACATGCCAGCGGCCTGACGAATGGCAGAAGCGCAGGCGGTCTGCGTGAACCTCTGTGAACGCCCGTGCTACGCCGTCTTCGGTCATAGCGAAGCCCATCAGGTCAACGCCCAGATCCTCAAAGTCATCTTCTGTGGTGTCAGTCGGACGCGTCCGTTCCCATGCGCGCTTCACCTGCCGCGCATCCTTCGCCCATTCCGCAAGGTCGGGATCTTTACCCAATTCCGCGCGATAGCCGGTCAGATCCATACCCGCGCGGCGGCAGTCACCGGCCACCTTGAATGCGCGACCTGAACGTGACTCGTCGCGGCCCTTGTCGTCACCATCTGCCTTACCCTTCGCACCCTTGAATGCGGGGCCTGCATCCTCAATCAGCCAAAGCAGGGTGGCGCGATCAACGACAGTCACCGCGCAAGGGCTACCGGCAAAGCGTAGATCCGTAACCGCGAAATAGCGCCCGCCCAGATGTAGCGCGATTTCCAGATGGGTGCCGCGCGACCAAACCTTAGACCATTTGGTTTTCATTACTGTCCGCAGCGGTTCCAGATCGTCGGCGCGGTAGTGGAAGAACACTTTCACGCCTTGCCCGCTGGGGCTGACCTCAGCATAGGACGCAAAGCGGTCAACGACAGCCTGCGCCCACGGCTCCAACACGCGCGTAACGGGATCATAGCAGGAGTCGAGGTCAACGCCGCCCAAGAGAAGATCAGTGTCACCGCCAAGGAACACCCCAGTGCCTTTACGCCCGTCAGTCTTCAGACGTGCGGCTACATTTCGGGCTTCGGCGCGCGTGATCCATGTTGATGGGTCATCGGACGCCGAATTATCGACAGTCGTGCGATAGGGCACTTTCGTGACGCGCCCGCCACGCGACTCTTCGCGCCACGCCGTCCAGATCGGTGCATCAGGGCAAAAAACCGGGGCTGCGCCCAACAGATCGTCGAAATCATCCGCTTCTTGCGCAACAGGCGATGCTGCGGTATCTTTTTCGGTAGGAATGCTTTCCTGTTTGAATTCAGAGCCGTTGCGGGGACCAGCCGCAGCGGCTCTTACTTTTTCAGGGCCACCCAGCATCTCGTCGAAATCGTCGTGTCGCAGTTCCATTTGCGCGTCCTCTCACTGAGGCCCCGCAGGCGGTTTGACAAACGCCAGAAAATCCCTTGGAAAACAACGGAACGGTTTTGTGCCGTTTGACAGCGCAAGTGATTGATTTCACTCATGTCTGGCACACCCTTCGGCTCCGCCACTTGCCCCAGCGAAAGTGTTCTCCCGATCCTGCTGCGGCCGGATTTTTCCGTTGTTTTCGGGGGTTATGCGGGAGGGGCTCTTAACCGGCCCACGCCCGGAAAGGTGCACGGGCGTTCTCTCCGGGCCGATATTCTCCGGACCTGTTAACCGGACACTTTCCGGTTATGCCGTGTAAGTGTCCGTTTTTGTGATATATTGCGCCCGCGCTGACACTTAACCTTTGGAATGGCACACGCCTGCCGCGCGCCGCTCAAATCGAAAAAAAGAACGGCTCAGACCAAGTAGTCCGACGCATGCGCCCCCTCATATAGCGCCTTGATGGATGCGGCAGCCAAGACTGCTGCACGCGTTGCCGCTTCCTTCAGGTCAAGGACCCTGAATGTATCGCCGATCTTCGCGACCGCATCTATCCGTCTATACTGGTCGCCGAAGCGTTCTGCATACTGGGCAAGGCCCTTCAACTTTGGGATGGCATCACCGAACTGGATGCCGTGCGGATCAACGATGTCTGCCGTGAATGTGCCGTCGCCTTGTTGACCAAAAAACACGAAGTCTGGCCGCACAATCTTCGGCTCCCCGCCATCGTCATAGATGATCCCAAGCGAGTCCTGGCTGGCGCGCGACGGGTTACGATACCATGCGACGGTGCCTGAACGCCCAAGCTCAGCTCGGACCACTTCGCCCTCCCAGGAATTGAAATCCTCGGGGAACAGGCCCTGCTCATCACAGAGAAGATGTCTCTCGAAGGTCGGGAGGGGTGTTTCGGTGCCGTTCGCCTCGCGGATTGTGGTCGCCTGCATCCATGATGTCGGGCGAGCAAGGTCCACATCCATCGGATTGGCGCTCATCTCTCTGATCTGGCGATAGACGTCCTGGCGTTCGTCGGACAGATCCTTGATCTCGACGCGGAACCGGGTGAGCCACTGATTGGCGAGCTTCTCGGCTTCAGCCTCGAGCGTTTCACGAACCTGTGGGACCAGGCCCAAGGCTGCGATACTGACATGCGCCTCCATGAGCGCCGTTTCCATGTCGTCGGTTTTGCCTTCGAGCCGAGCGAGGTAATCGCTGTATGTCGTTGCAAGATCGGGGCTGATCGCCCGACCGGCACGGCGGTAGGCGTCCTCGATGACGGCGTAGTCAGCCTCTTCTAGAAAGTCGTCGAAGGTCATCGCGCCGCCCTTCAGGTCGGCTTTCAGGCTCTTGCCCTCGACTGTCATGACAGATTTTCGGGCGGCCTCAATTTCGGTCTTGTAGCGCGCGCGGATGCCGTTCAGCACTTTGTGCATTTCTGAATGGGCCAGCTTCCCCGCATCTGCCAGCAGGCCATCGACCGCCAGCTCGTGTGCGAGAGAAGTCAGCCGCTTTACAGGGCGCGCATGCCGCTTCGGCAGTGTCTGTGACGGAAGTGCAAGCAGCTTGTCCCAGACACCCTCGGGGATTGCCGGGTTAGGCTTCAGTTCCACCGGGTTGATCAACACGCGGCGGCCGGGGAGATCGTCGCCTCCATCCCCGCCTGACATCAGCGCCTTGGCGACGTCCTTGACCGATGCCTCGTCGAAGAACGGCAGAAGGCAGTCCACCGAGTTCAATCGGTCATTGCCTGGGATCCGGCGCGCAAGCGGAGTGCGCACCATCCGCCCGAGAAGCTGCGTGATGTGCGTCTTGTCCCGTGCAGGCCGGAACGAGACCATGACTTCGGCGCGTGGGCAGTCCCAACCCGTACTGATGGCGTCCTTCGCGATCAGAACCCGGACCCATGTCGAGTCCTGCACCCGTTCGGGTGAGATGTAGGGCACGCTGTGGCGTCCGAAGGTCTGAGTCGAGTGTTCGCCAAAGACGTGCGCCACCGCATCTTCGGGCAACTCCGGCCACTGGGTGAAGATCGTGTCCAGAGCCTTGCCGATGTCATTGTGATCCGGCGCATTCGGCACCTGCAGCACCATCAGCGGCAGCACCACACCGGCATCGCTCTGCTGTGCGCCATATGCTGCCCATGCGGCAGAGATTTCCTTCAGCTTGTCGGTGCCACGCCGCACCAGCACGGTATCGAACTGCCCGGCCTCCTTAGGCACGTCGAGGATGATGGTGTCCTTTAGCAGACCTGATGCCTGCACCTTTCCCGAATCCACGACGACGTTGGGCAGCGTTGCGCGTCCCTGCATGTCGGACATGGCCGCGTTGAACCGCTCGACCGTAGCGGAGATGCCCCAGACCACGGGAATGCCGGGCACAGACCCCGAACCGTTGATCAGGCGCTTGACGATGGTGGTTTTCTCGCCCGCACCTGTGCTCGCGCGCATGCCGCGATGCGCCTCGTCCAGCACGAGGTAAAGCGTCAGGGCCGGATCGTCGATCGTGTTCTGGATCGTGTCCCAGATCGTCCAGGAGCGGCTGTCCGGCATCGGCAGAGGCGGCGCGTCCGGGTTTGCATGTTCGTCCTGATCGCGCCCGCGCACGAGAAGGCTCGATTTGCTCAGCTTCTGCGTGTTCAGGAAATAGATCTTGCCCGGTTCCAGCGCCTCGCGCTGAAAGGTGTTCTGCACAACCACCAGGTCCGAGATCGACAGCCGGTCCGATGCTTCGAGCAGCCGGTACCGCGACTGTTCGTTGAGCGACGGATCGTCGCTGAACCAGATCACCACGGCACCCGGATCGGGCTCGATGTCGTAATTGTCGTCACCGTGGAACAGCGCCTCGAATACTGCCGCCGCCATGACGGTCTTGCCCGCGCCCGTGGTCGCCGTCAGCGAGAAGGCGTGCTTGTCCCCGTCCTCGCGCCAGCGCTTCGACGCCTTCTTGAGGTTCACCAGAACCTTGCCGACGGCCTCTTCCTGATAGTCCTTGAGGGTAAACTTCATGGCTCAGCGGCCCATCGAAAAGCGAAAATTGGAAAGGTAGGACTCGTAGAGCCTTACCGGCTCGACCCCGTCCGGCAGCGCGCGGGCCACCGCCTGGAAACGGCGGTCGTCGTCGGTCACCACATAGGCCACCCTGCGCGGCTACGGCGTCGCAGAAGGCGCCTGCGCGGTCCAGGTCGACCAGAAGCCCATAGGTATCGGCCACAGCCCATCCATTGGCGGGCAGCTCGTCGATCCGGCGCCCCTCCGACCCCGCCCGCATCCACAGCAGGGGGGCGATGCGCTGGAAGGCGAAGTTCGCGCCGACGGCGATATGGGATTCGTAGGTCAGCGTGAAGAACTCGGCGTTCTCCTCGAACCCCTCGGCCATCGGGAATTCGTCGGTGAACTTGTAGTCGCCAGCGATGTCCTTTCCCTCTGGCGTCTTGCCGGTGATGGCGGCGGCGATCCGCGGCTTGGTGATGTAGTCGCAGATGCCCCACTTCTCCCAGTCCGTGTCACCCGGACGCAGGCCCGCCTTGCGCAGGGCCGCCTGTTCGTCGGCCTCCACTTCGTTGTTGGTGACCGAGATGCACTGCCGCCGCCCGCCATCTTGACGGTTCAGCCGCATGACGGCATGGGCGGTCGTGCCGGAGCCGGAGAAGAAGTCGAGGATGGTGGCTTGGGGTTTGTCGGCGATAAAGAGGCGCAGACAATCCTCCACAGCGAACAGGCTCTTGGGAAATGGAAAGGCTCGTTCTCCGATCAAGCTCTTGAGGAGGTCTGTTCCACAAATCTCTGCATTGTGTGATGGCCGTGCCCACGTTGATACCGGCATTTTGATCTTGCTTGACTCGTATCTCGCGATCACGCTGCCGTCTTTCCCGCGCCCAAAGACCTTGGCTCTTCCAGTTTCAATGTCAGCGATGCGTCCCGAAGTCAGATACGAGATCTCGTATTTTTGCGGCTTGTCGGGGGTCGCCCTGCCAACTCGCACATACCCCTTTGCCAGCAAGTCATTCAGCGATGGGGCAGTAAGGCCCCAGTTCATCTCGGTGCCGTCGTCTCTAATCGGAAAAACCGCAACGCAGTTCGGCAAAGATGGTGCTAATGATCGTTCGACCCCGTGCTCCAACGGATCACCGACCTTCTCGATCTTTCCTGAGCTGTTTATGTAGATCGGATAGAACTGCCCCGTTCCGCCCTTCTTTGTACCTCTCGCAGACGAAAGATCACTGCGGCGCAGTGTTCTCCAACTGACCGTCGCCCCGGCGCCAAAATCGTCGTCCGGCTCACCAAGAGCCTTTGCCGAGCCAAAGGATAGGAAGAAGAGATATTCCTCGCACCGCGCGAATTCGCCCTGACGGTACTTCCCACGAGGGTTGATCACTGAAGTGATCATTTCCTGTCTTGCCTCGGGAAAAACCTGCTCGAGAAGTAAGGCAAGCCTCGAAAACTCCTTGTCGTCGATAGCAACAACGAGGACGCTATTCTGTGGGTTCAGAAGTTCACCTGCGACCTTTAAGCGCCGCTCCATCATCGCAAGCCATTTTGAATGTCGGTACAGGTCGTCTTTCTCAACGTAGTCGTTGTTGTATTTCCAGTCGCTGGCACCTGAATTGTACGGCGGGTCGATGTAGATGGCGTCGATCTTGCCGCGATGGGTGTAAGTCAGCGCCTCGAGCACATGGAAGTTCTCGCCGATAATAACCGTGTGTGTTGATTTCCACCCAGAAGTGACCCGGGGTTTTCATCGAGAATTGACCCGCCTGAAGGTTATGTTCTGCGGGTTATGCTGGGGTCAAGGCATGCGTGGCCTCCCTTTTCGTTTTGGCTACTGCTGAGCTTGCCTTGAAGCGGAAGCTGTCGTTTCCGGTCTCAAGGATGTGGCAGCGGTGGGTAAGACGATCAAGCAGGGCGGTGGTCATCTTGGCGTCGCCGAATACGGTTGCCCATTCGCTGAAGCTGAGGTTTGTAGTGATGATGACGCTTGTGCGTTCGTAGAGCTTGCTCAAGAGGTGGAACAGCAACGCCCCGCCCGAGGCGCTGAACGG